ATTGATTTTGACTTTTGTTGAAGCCTTACCGATCAGCACAACTTCCATGTAAGGCGAATCGGGTACGACCACGATTGCAGGTGGAATTGGTGCTTCGGGAACGCTGGGGTACACGTTGGCAGATAGCGCGCTGAAGGCGTTGGCTAGGGCTGCACGGGTTTCGGATACGGCGTTGGCTGGCACTTATTGAACGACCGTTTCAACGTCCAGGAATGGCATAAGCAAGGTGGACACGCGGTTGGTCAGGCTTCGACCCATGCGGTAAGGCGTTGAAGCAAAATCTACGCCTTCGATCTGTCCGCCTGCTGCAACGCGGGATTGGAATACTTCAACTGAAACCGCAAGGATTGCAGATTCAATTGGCGCGCTGGTTGCGTATAAATCAGCTGCTGAATAGCCCTGAAGTGTTGCCGTGCCTGTTGGAATGATCTCGCGCAATGTGACATTTGATGAAGTCAATGCAGCGGTGAACGAATAAGGCGTCACGGTAACAACGGTGTGTGTTGCAGTGAACGGTGCTGGCAGACCAGTCACAATGACCGATTGACCTGAAACAAAATGGTGATTGCGTTGCGTGTAGAAGTACGCAACATTTGATTCAAGTTTGTATGACTCAATTGCTGAAGTGTTTGCAACCAACATTGGAAGAATCACGGCTTCAGCGGTATTGATGATTTCGTCCAGGTAACTGTCTGAATAAAGTGAAACGGACACGCCAAGCACCGTACGCAATTGACTCGCAGTGACAATGACTGGCATGTCCGTTTCCTTTCGATCTGCTGCGGCGAGATCGGGAGAACCCGCCGCATGATTAGTTTTGGGAATTAACCCTTATTTACGCCAAATGCACCAGCCGCAATTTTTGTGGCTACTGCACCAAACGAATACACGCCAACCGTGATTGAACCGTCAGCGGTTGATTCTGCACGCAACTGGTATGAAGTTCCCTCGTACCATGTGTATGCGTCAGGGTTGATGATCAGAATTGAATCGTCAAGGTCTGTTGTCGCAGCAGTATTTGCGGTGACGTATAGATCAAGACCTGCAACGTTTCCACGCAATGACTGCGGTGAAACTGCGCCGCCCGCATTCATTGGATTTGTTGCCGTATAAATTGGGCGCCCGCCGTCGTTTAGTGACATTACGTTTGACCACTGTGAAGTGTTCATAAGAATGTTGCGCGCGAATGGATTTGCAAGACCTGCAGTCGCTGCATAAACGCTTGCTGAACCGCGTGCAACAACGCCAAGAAGTTCAGCTGCTGTTGGGTATGTTGTGATTGTTGTTGCGTCAGCTGTTGCGCCTGCAACCAACTGTGCGTTTGCGTAAGCGTCTTGCGCCTTCGCCATTGCTGCAACCATGTTGCGTAGTAGTTCGTCATAGAACAATGGGCTAGTGCGTGTCAATAATTCCACGCTAAATTTCTGCTGACCCGCGAATTTTTTGACGTCCACTGACAAGAACGCACTGTTCTGGTCTGTGTCTGAAAAAATTGCATCTTCAGCAGCAATTGCAACTGTTGGTGCAGCAGTGATCTTTGGAATTTCAAAAGTCATTCCAGCGTCAGGCAATGTACCGCGAGAGATCGCGTCAATGCTTGGGCGGATTGTTGTCGATAGTCCGTTGATAACTTCTGACAACTGACGTGTAGGAACAAGTCCTGCGTTGTCTGTTGTGTTGTCAGCTGCAAGAACGTACTGGCGTGCAGTCTCGTCACCTGTTGCAGCAAGAACCTTATTTTCAAGATACTTCGCAGCAGTGATTTCAATGCGTGGTGTTGATTTCCAACCACCAACTGCGTTTGCAGTTGCGGTGATTGACTGGGCGGCTTCAACCGTTTCGGCGGTTGCAGCGTCTTTGACGGTGTCTTCCACTTCGTCTTCTCCTTCTGTTGGTTGTGGTGCTTCAGGTTCGATTGTCGAATCTGAAATTTCTTCTTCTGAAGTCGCGGCTACGGATTCCACGCGGGCTGATCGAATGGCGGGTTCTGACGTTAATGCGACGCCAGTTAACTCACCCATAAGAATTCGAACTGTTCCGTCTTTAAGTGTTTCGTATTCGTCAAATGAAACTTCAACACTGAAACCGTCACGCAAACCTTCTTGCGCTTCGATCAATGCGTCATTGCCTGCGGTTGTTTCAGCGATTTTGAAAGTCGCGTCGATTCCCTTTTCGCTTGATTCAATTGAAAGTGTTTTGCCAATTCGACGTGTACGGTCGTGTTCAAGATTTAATAAAACCGCAGTTGGTTCGATTGAACCCGCAGCGAATTGAACCTTGCCAATTGAAGCATTCCCAGTTTCTTCAAACGTGACAATGCGCCCGGAAATGGTGCGACTGTTTGAATCTGCCGCCGTGATTTGCATTGGTGTGATTACTTTTTTCATAGCAGCATGTCTTCTTCCTCGCGTATTTCGTCGATCGACATTGCGCCGATACGATTTAAGATTTCATAAACTTGCGCGCGTTCGTAAGGGTTACCGCGTAGGAAATCGTCAAGATCAAATGACACGCGATTTCCTGCTGGGGTGAAATCCGCAAAACTCAACCTTTGTTCAATGATTGACATGAAATTGCGGAATGCAAAATCAACCAGGTCACGACGCTTATCAAGTGCGTTTGAATAAGTAAATGACGACTGTTGTGAATCTGTGAAGTATGCAGGCAAACCGCATGCACGCGATAATTCAAGCGCAACGTAATTGCGCGCTTCATTCAGCTGCAAATTCTTTGGGTCGTATCCCAGTGTTTCAAGTGTTACGTCAGCATTCAAAAACGCCGTCGATTTGTTTGCACGCGCCGTGCGCCATGCAGTAAGCAATTTTGAAACACGATCTGCGGGCAATGATGTGCCATTTGATTTCAAAACCATTTGTGGGATTGGTTCAACTGCAAAATTCATTGCAGCGCGTTCAAGTGCTGCCGCTGCCTTGATCGTACGACCTGCGCGACTTAGCAAACCCTCTTGCGTACCCTGGAAAACAACCAGGTTCGCAGGGTCAACGTAAGAACCGTCGATTTGGTACGAAACAATTTCGTAGCCCATGCCGTTGGTCTGAATTGTTACGCGTTCAGGTGCAACGCGTTCCATTGCACGAATTTTGCCTGTGTCTGCGTATCTGTCCATGACAAGTGCATAAGCCGAAGGGAAGAAAAATAAATCTGAAATAATCCATGCCCAAAACGTTGCGCCTGGAATGCGTGGGTCAGGCTGATTGATCACGCGCGGTTGTGAAACCTTTTCGCCCGTGGCTTCGTTGCGTGTGTGCATTGGAAGTGACGCAATTGTTTGAATGATTCCCAATGCGCGTGCGCATGTTGGAACACTCATTGCTTCGGCACGCGAAGCCGTTATCACGCCGCCGAATAGAAATAAATTTCCTACTTCTGAATAGTACGGCGCGATAGCAGCTGCGTCCACGTTGGTGGCTTCAACTGGAACGGCAGCAGAAACCTTTGGCGTGAATAGATCGAAAAATCCCATGTGCAAATTGTGTCAGGCTTATACGATCAACCCACCATGATGTCAAGATCATTCTCTGGGCGTGTCGCAAAATGTGTTGCAAGCGCAACTGCCACCGCCCCGCAAACGACCGATTTTGACGCCCTTCTTCCTATAATCCAGCCACCGTCACCACGACGCAATTGCACGGCTGCCAAAACTTCTTCCGACAATTGTGCCTGACCCCTGTGTTTTAAGCGACCGCTATTGATCGCAGAAAGCATTTCGTCGCATGCTTGCGGATAAACGCCGTCCATGTCGAAAACGGGAATACCAGCGGGTGCAAGGCGGGCGGCTACGGCTGCGCTGGTCTTGCGACTGTAAAGGACGTATTCCGTTGGATACCTTCGCGCGTAGTCTGCAAGATCGTTTGCAATTGCCTTGTCGTCTAACTGCAAGTCATTTTGCCAGGTGTGCAGTAACTTCACGACGAATTGTTCCCCGCCTAGTTTTTGCGCCCCGACAAGCGACGCAAATTTTCTGCACGGTGAAAGATCGATCGCCAGCCAGGTCAATTTGTCAAGGTCAAGGTCTGCTTTTTTGTCCAGGCAATTGCCCCAACTGGCAGCGTCCACGGCGCTATTTATCGCAACAACCCAGCGGCACAATACTTCGGTCATGACCACGTCAGGCGGGTCGTTCAAAACGCTTCGCACGTTGTCCGCGTGAATCAGTGTTCCCATTGAAGGATTGGCGTGCCGTGCATTCTCCACGCTGATTTCGTCGGTGGGTGCTGACCATTCAAAATAGCCAATGTCATCTTCAACCCCTGCAATGGAAGCCAGGGCACGATCGCGAAACTGGTTCAACACTACGCTGGAAGAATCGCCCGCGTTTGTGTACGCCATAACCATTGGGTTTGCGGCAGCCATAAGGGTGTAACGCAACGACGCAAAACTTTCAATGTCGGTCATTTCGCGCAATTCGTCTAGGTGAATCGTCGAAGGTCTGGAAACACCACGGGCAGCCGAACCGCCTGCACGCACAATAAACCGATTGCCTGTGATTGTCTCAATTTCCTCGCCACCATGTTGCCAGCGAATCTTCTTGACCTGTTTTCTCAGGTTGTCGTTGCCGTCGATCATTTGAACCATTGCCCTGAATTGTTCCAGGGACGTTGACAAGCGGTGCGCCGAACCAATTTGCAGTTTTTCGTCCCATAGGAAAAGACCGCCAAGAATTCGAATCAGCTGCAAGAATGATTTTCCGTTTTGGCGTGCGACCACGATCGTGTTGACAGGGGACGCCCACCGACCGTCAGCCTTGATTTTGTGGGTGTGAATCAAGGCGAATTTTTGCCATTCCATAAGATCGATTGAAAGACTGCTGGCTAAGTCGATCAATTCACCCCCGCGTGAAGGTAAATCGTTCAATGGTGTGTGAATTCGTGGGGTTTGTACGCCTATTAGCGGGATTTGTAGGTCTGTGTCCCTACCCAAAACCGTTTCAGCCCTGTTCGTGCCTTCTAAGGGGCTTCCTAAGCCTTCTGAGGGCTTCTCAGTCGTTTTCATGTGATTTCGATTCGTTTTGGGG